ACGAACATGGCACTCAAGATCACGCGCAGCGTGGACCCGATCGAGATCAAGACCATCATCATGGAGCTGCACACGCCTCCGGGGATCGGAAAGACCTCGACGGGGTTCACGGCCAGCAAGCCGATGCTGCTGGCCTTCGACAAAGGAGTCTATCGCTCGAAGAACCGCAAGGACTGCTCCCGCGTCGAGCGCTGGGAGGATGTCACGGCCATCACCGACGAGGACATGGAGCCCTACGACACGATCGTTGTGGACACCGTGGGGATCGCCCTGGAGATGCTGGCAGTCAGCCTGATCAAGAGCGACGCTCGTAATGCCCGCAAGGATGGGGCGCTCTCCATCCAGGGATACGGGTCGCTGGCCACGGTGTTCCAGACGTGGCTCACCCGCATTCGGGCCCTGGGAAAGGACATCCTGCTCCTCTCGCACATGACCGAGGAGAAGAAGGGCGACGACCTGATCGAGCGCCTCGACATCCAGGGCAAGACGAAGAACGAGATCTACAAGGTCAGCGATGCCATGGGGCGGATCTATCTTGAGAACGGCAAGCGCTGGCTGTCGTTCGATCCCTCGGAGACCAGCTTCGGCAAGAACCCCGGAGGCTTCCCGCCCGTCGAGGTGCCCGACTACACCAAGGATCCGCTCTTCCTGGCCGGCATCATCCAGCGCACGAAAGACGCTCTGAACGAGCTGTCGGAGGAACAGCGCGAGGTGGCGACGCTTCTCGAAGGGTGGTCGGCCAAGCTGGCGGCGGCGAAGACCCCGGAGGACTTCGACAAGCTGCGGGCCGAGGGGCGGGAGTCTGACCCGCGCGTCCGCCCCGCACTCCCGGGGCTGATGTCGAAGGAGGCCAAGGCCAAGGGGGTGGTGTTCGACAAGGGGGCGGACAAGTTCATGCTGGCGGCCAAGCCGGAGGAGAAGACCGAAGCCCCAAAATCCCATGCGGGGGGTGCAGAGACCCGGGCGCCGTCCCAGGCGGACCCCTCTGCAGCTCCTGCTACGCCGGACGGGCCAGATACTACGGGCCCTGCGGGGTCTGCCAATGGCCCCGCGGCTGGGGACACGCGTCCGACTGCCCGCGGCGGTAAGAAGGCCCAGCCGAAACAGCAGGAGCTGGGGGCGGAGCGCGTCCCGGGAGAGGAGGGCTGATCGTGGTGAAGTGCAACCACGACAAGTGCGGCAGGGACTACCCGCACCTGCACGCATCGGCGCTGGAGGCGATCCGCTACTGGAAGGCCGACGAGGAGGCCACGACCGATGATCTCCGCCGCAAGCTCCTCGGGGAAGAGCCGCCGAATGAACGGATGAAGGCCGGACACGCCTTCGCAAAGCTCCTGGAGTTCGCCCGGGATGGGGAAGAGCTGGACGTCCACGACATCGAAGGGTTTCGGTTCGAGTTCGACATCGTGGCGTCTCTCCCGCTCTCCCCTCATCGGGAGGTGTCAGCGCAGCGGGAGGTGGAGACGCCCTACGGGCCGATCGTCCTGGTCGGCCACGCTGACGTCTACGGGGGAACGATCATCCGGGACGCCAAGCTGACCGAGAAGATCGACGTGGAGCGCTACTTCGACTCCCTCCAATGGCGCACGTACCTCTGGCTATTCGGGGCCAAGGAGTTCGTCTACGACCTCTTCCTGGCGCGCTACGATGGGCGCCACGTCGTGATCTCGGACTACCTGCCGTTCGGGTGCATGACCTACCCGAAGATCGAACAGGACGTAAGCCAGGCGGTTTCAGAGGCGGCCGGGATCATTCGGCGGTACGTGCCGGAGATGGTGACGTGATGGCCTTCTGCAAGGCATGCAACGCCGTCATCGAGTGGCACAAGACCGAGGCGGGGAATAACATCCCGATCGACCCCGAGCCTCATCCCCAGGGAAATCTGGTGTTCCGCAGCGCCAAGGCCGTATACATGCGACCCGGATCGGAACCGAAGATGTACCGATCGCACTTCTCGACGTGTCCCAAAGCGGGGGACTTCCGCCGTGGGTGACGGCGAGGTCAAAATCTACCTGCTCATGCGGGGGATCGACTACTGGCTCTGGCTCTGCCCCGATCACCTGAAGGAGCGCGAATCCCAGAAATGGGAGCGCAAGCAGACCGTGCAGCCGAAGCACAAGTTAGAGTGCGACGACTGCCGGCGGGCAGCGGCCGGTTAACCATCCGTCCCGAAACAGGCAAGAGACCGTCTCGCAACTTTTCTTGCGCACCTAACCTGAGCCGGGGTATATGTCCTCTTGTCGAGGTTGCCTGAATTGAGTATTCTGCATTGCAAGATCCCCCTGGGGTTCCCGTTCCGGCAGGCTGCCTCGACAACAGCATGCTCAAGGACGGGACGGGCGCCCCAGGGGGATTTTGCTGTTTGGGGTCGGCATGGACACTGAGGCAGCCGATCTGCGCAGGCAGATCGAAGAGTGGCAGCGCGAGATTGACGAGCTCGTAGGCCAGGACTTCACGCCCGAGCGGAGCCGGCGAGTGGACGAGCTCCAGCACCTTCGAGACCGCGCCTGGGAGAAGCTGGCGCCTGAGAGGAGCTACGCTTGATGAACTGCCCCACATGCGGTCAGCGCCCAGCGGTGCTGAAGGTGAAGCAGTCGTCCCCTGGTGTGACGGACCGGCTCTTGCGCTGTCCTGAACATGGGACTTTCTGGTCCCAGGAAGTGCTGAAGCGCTGGATCGAGCCGACCGGATCAGGTCTACCGGTAGACCAAGGCTGGTCTACCGGTAGACCGCCTACTGGTCTACCGGTAGACCGCCTACTGGCTTCCGGTGTGCCTCCAAGTGCCCGGAATCTAACCCCCTCGCTCTCGGATGAGAGGAGGGGGAAAGGGGGTGGTGTGTCCGGATCAGGTCTCGGTCTGGTTCTGATCCGATCCGGAGAAGAGCAGATCTCTCCAATCAAGGGATCTAGGCCGAGTCCCAAGGCGCCGCGGGTCGGCGAGTCCCAAGCCTTCCGAGCCTTCTACCTGGCCTACCCGCGTAAGGAGAAGCGGCCCGCCGCCCTGCGCGCCTGGCTGAAGGCCGAGGGGGACCTGATCGCCGAGTCCATCATGGCCGGTCTGGCGCGCTGGCAGCCCGAATATGCCAGCCGCGAACCGGACAAGATCCCACACCCCGCAACCTGGCTGAACAACGAGCAGTGGAACGACATGCCACCGCGGCGGTCAGGGGCCGGGGAGGGCGCTACAGACCTCGACGCAATGGTCCGTGACTTGGCCGGGGCGGCGAAGTGAACCCCACCGACCTGGTGGTGTCGCGGCTGGAAGGAGCGCGGCCGGCTGGACAGCGGATGTGGATGGCCAAGTGCCCCGCGCACGACGACCGCCAAGCCAGCCTGAGCGTGAAGGAGGGTGACGACGGGCGGGCGCTCCTGAACTGCCACGCCGGATGCAAGACCGAGGACATCGTGGCGAACCTGGAGCTGGCAATGGGGGACCTGTTCCCGGACCGTGACCAGCGGGGGAACGACATCGTTGCGAAGTACGACTACCTGGACGAGCACGGGAAGATGCTCTACCAGGTCGTCAGGCTGGTTCCGAAGTCCTTCCGCCAGCGGCAGCCGGACGGTAACGGCGGCTGGAAGTGGAACATGGAAGGGGCCCGGCGAGTGCTCTATCGGCTGCCCGAGATCGCCAAGTCAAAGCCCGGGGCCATGGTGTTGGTGGTCGAGGGGGAGAAGGACGCCGAAGCGCTGGCCACGTTCGGGTTCCTGGCCACCACCAACGTCGGAGGAGCCGGCAAGTGGCTGCCCGAGTACAGCGCGGCGCTCAAGGGACGGATCGTGATCATCCTGCCCGACAACGACCAGCCCGGAGCGGCCCACGCCTCGCTAGTGGCCAAGGCGCTGGCTGGAGTGGCCGCGGCGGTCAAGGTGGTAGAGCTCCCCGGGCTACCGCCCAAGGGGGACGTCAGCGACTGGATCGCTGGCGGCGGGACGCGCGTAGGACTGGAGCGGCTGATCGAGGCATCGCCGGGGAAGATCCCGCAGACGTTCAAGCCCTCGATGCGGCGCCTGACCGGCGAGCGAGCGGCGCGACTGGAGGCGGGGAAGAAGATCCTCACGTTCGGGGTGGCATTCCTGGATCAAGCCATGGGCGGGATCTTCCGGTCGGACGTGATCCTGTACGGCGCGGCCTCGGGAGTGGGAAAGACGCAGCTGGCCGCCATCACTGCAGGGGCGAACTGCCGCCGAGGTCACCGTGTGCACTACTTCGCGCTCGAGGCAGAGGAACGGGAGATCGAGCGGCGCGAGAAGTACCGGGCCCTGGCGAAGCTCTACTACGCCGCCGGAGGGAAGACGCCGATCCGCTATCAGGACTGGTATTACGGTCAACTCGACGGGGTCCTGGGGAGGTTTGAGGACGAGGCTGACGCTGTACTCGAAGAGACGATGGCCAACCTGCGGACGTTCTACCGGGATGACGCCTTCACGGCCGACGACTTTCTGACCCAGTTCGAGGCGCTGAAGGGCGAGACCGACCTGGTGATCCTGGATCACTTCCACTTTGTCGACAGCGAAGACGAGAACGATAACCGGGCGGCCAAGAAGCTGGCCAAGGCGATCCGGGACAGCGCGAAGAACAGCGGGACGCCGGTGATCGTGGTGGCCCACCTCCGCAAGGCCGAGCGGATGGTGCGCGACCCACTAGTGCCGAGCCTGGAGGACTTCAGTGGCGCGAAGGACATCGGCAACGTGGCGACCAAGGCGGTGGTCCTGGCGCCAGCCTATGCCGCCTCGAGCCCCGACGGTCGCCACTGGGGGACGTACCTGGCGGCCAGGAAGAACCGACCGGACATGAGCGTTACGCGCTACGTGGCCCTCAACACCTTCGACGTCCGGCTGAACACTTACGCCACCAAGTACAGGATCGGGCGGATCGTGGACGGCGAGAAGCGTAAGGAGTTCAAGATGCTGGAGCCGGCCGAGAAGCCGTTCTGGTGCGATGAGACGGGCGACGGTCAGCGAGAGGTTTCCTGGTGAGCGGGCGATACTGGCGCGACAAGGAGTTGGCCAAGGCCCGTTCGAAGCGGACGGCGGAACTGGAGGCGCGAAATGGTCGCGCCCGGGTTTGCGCCTACTGCGGCGCCCAGCCGGCCAAGCGCTGCCCCGCCGGCGATGGACGTCACGTGGTTTATCGCTGCGCCGACTGCTGGCCGCGCCTGGTGAGCTGACTCGCGTATATTCCCGGGCGTCATGTCCAGGAAATACGGAGTTGGGTGCGCGCTGTCCCGCGCCGAGCACGACCGGATCAGGAACCTGGCCAATCGCAATGGCCTGATGGTGTCGGAGATCGTGCGAGCGGGGCTGCGCGAACAGGTCCGGAAGCTGGAGGAGCGAGAGCGCAAAGGAGAACGAGATGGCCGAGAAGAAGAGCAGGAAGCGTAAGAGCGAAATCGAGAAGGGGAAGCCCTTCAAGAAATTGCTGCCGGTGGTGATCGACGCCGCGGCGGCAGCCAAGAAGGACCGCCGGATCCGAGCCTGCCACGTGGAGCTGGACGCCGTGGCGGAGGAAATGCTCCCTTTCAAGCAGAAGCGGAAGCGACTGAGCGAGGAGATCGCCAAGCTCACCCAGGAAGCGGAGTCACTGACGGAAGAGCATGAGGTCAAGTGCGTGGAGGAGTTCGACTTCAAACATCGGGTGATCCGCGTGCGCCGGCTCGACACCAAGAAGCACGTGCCCGAGTTGGAGCGGACGATGGAGGACGGTGATCGAGCGGAGGAACTCTTCGAGAAGGACAAGCGAAAGAATTCGGCCGGCGAGAAAGCCCCCAAGCTGTCGAAGGCCGATCGAGAGCATCTGCGCGAGGCGGCGGAAGCGGAAGCCCTGGCCAAGGGCTCCCCGCCCCCAGGTGACGCCTTCGGAGACGACCATCCTGGAGACGAGGCGGAGGCCCAGGCGTAGACTCCCTGGGTGCACCAGGGCCCCGAAAGCGAATGGGACGACGCCCCCGCGACTAGCGTTGAAGAGCTGCCGCGGGGGCGCTCCGAGGCCGATACTGCCCCCCATTC